GAAGGAGCACGACGCCTTCAAGCGGGAGCACGACGAACTGAAGCGGGAGCACGACGAACTGAAGGCGGCGTTCTACGAGACCCGCGCCCACTTCGACAACACCCACGACAATATGACCGACGTTTGGTCCTTCGGTCGCGTCGTCGGCGATGACCGACACGGACACGCGACACCGAAGCCGGTCGAGATGGTCGCTCGTGCGATCAAGTCCAGCAGCCGAGAAGGTGATGGGCTCGGCGTCCCGTTCGGCGGAACCGGACCCGAGATCATCGCCGCCGAACAACTCAACCGAACCGCCTACGCGATCGAGCTCGAGCCGGAGTGGTGCGACGTCATCGTCCGACGATGGGAGAACCTCACCGGCGAGACGGCGGTCCTCGAGACGTGAGACTCCAGATCGAACCGATCGAGGACGCCCTCCACGCCGGGCAGCTCGCCGTCCTCCAGGACGCCGCACGCTTCAACGTCCTCGAGTGCGGTCGACGATTCGGGAAGACCCACCTCGGGACCCAGCTCGCGATCGACCGAGCCATCGACGGCGGCGAGGTCGGCTGGTTCGCCCCGACCTACCGCTACCTCGCGGATCCGTGGCGGACCATCGAGAAGATCCTCGGGAAGATCATCGTCCGGACCGATCGAGTCGAGAAGCGGATGGAGCTCGCGACCCAGGGCTCGATCGACTTCTGGTCCCTCGATTCGGTCGACGCCGGTCGCGGTCGCCGCTACGATCGCGTCATCATCGACGAAGCGTCCATCGTCCGCGACCTTGGCCCAGCGTGGCAGGAGACCATCCGAGCCACCCTCGCCGATCGGCAGGGCGACGCCTGGATGCTCGGCACGCCGAAGGGCCGGAACTTCTTCCACCGGTGCTTCGAGCGGGGGCAGATCGGCGACCTCGGCTGGAAGTCGTGGAGGCTCCCGACCACGACGAACCCGCTCATCCGACCCGAGGAGATCGAGTCGGCACGGTCCGAGCTCCCGACCCAAGTCTTCGAGCAGGAGTTCCTCGGCATCCCAGCAGACGACGGCGGGAACCCGTTCGGGCTCGACGCGATCCAAGACTGCATCGGGGAGCTCTCGATCGCCGAACCCGTCGCGTACGGCGTCGACCTCGCGAAGTCGGTCGACTGGACCGTGATCGTCGGTCTCGACGCCGAGGGGTCGGTCTGCCGTCTCGATCGGTTCCAGTCGTCTTGGGCCGAGACCGAGCGTCGGATCCTCGAGGAGATCGGGGACGTCCCGGCGACCATCGACTCGACCGGCGTCGGCGATCCGATCGTCGAGGGTCTCCAGCGTAAGCTCCCCAGGGTGGAGGGGTTCAAGTTCACCCAGCACTCGAAGCAGCAGATCCTCGAGGGGCTCGCCGCCCGATTCAGCCAGCGGGCGATCCGGATCCCCGACGGCTGGCTACGTACGGAGTGCGAGACTTTCGAATATGAATACACACGAACCGGCGTGCGCTACGAGGCTCCCGCTGGACTTCACGACGACGGCGTGTGCGCTCTGGCTCTCGCCCTCCGATGTCTCGACGCTCAGGCTCCGAGCGGCTTCGATTTCCGGATCCTCTGAATGCCACTGAACGACCTCTTCGGACTACTTGCCAAGCGACAAACAGACCCCGACAAGTACCTCGCGTCGAGCGTGAACGTCGTCGGCGCGGGGCAGCACGGAGCGATCCGAGCTCCATTCAATCAGCGACGCGGCGTCGATAGCTACCGCTCGTGGGTCTACGCGGCGGCAAATATCAACGCGAACGCGGTCGCAGCTCTCCCGATACGCCTCTACGCCCGAGCCGACGCGCCGGACTTCTCGAGCGGTCGACGTGCCGTCTCGAGGTCTCGGAAGCGATACCTCCTCGGAGACGATCGTGGGGAGCGGCGACCGTCGACTAGCGTCCTCCGCAAGGTCGCCGACTTCGGGACCGACTTCGAGGAGGTGACCGGCCATCACCCCGTCCTGGACGTGCTCTCGAAGGCGAACCCGTACCTGAACGGCTTCGACCTCACCGTCCTCCGCATCCTCTACGGCGAGCTCACCGGGAACGGCTACCTCCATCCCGTGATCGACGAGGCGTCCGGCGTCCCCGGCGAACTTTGGCCGCTGGCTCCTCAGTTCGTCGAGGTCATCCCGGACGAGGATCAGTTCGTGAGGGGCTACCTCTACGGCGTGGACGCGAACCGGAAGCAGGTGTTCGACCCCGACGAGGTCATCCACTTCAAGCGACCCAACCCTGGGAACCTCTTCTACGGGATCGGCAAGGTCGAAGCCGCTTACGGTGCCGTCCTCGAGAATCACGCGATCCACGAGATGGACCTCGCGACGTTCTCGAACTCGGCCCGCCCAGACTACGCGGTCGTCGTCAAGGGACATCCGACCGGCGACCAGCTCGACCGATTCCAGCAGCAGGTCGAGGAGCGGCTGCGGGGGAGCCGGAAGGACGGGAACTTCATCACGGTGACCGGCGACGTCCAGTTCACGCCGCTGAACTTCCCGCCGAAGGATCTCGCCGGACGCGAGGAGATCGTCGAGGAGATCGCCGCCGTCTTCGGCGTTCCGGTGTCGATGCTCAAGGCCAACGACCCGAACCTCGCTTCCGCCCAGACCGGCTTTGCTCAGTGGCGCGAAGGGACGATCCTCCCGCTCTGCCGCATGGACGAGCAGGAACTGAACCAGAGCCTCCTCCCGCTCTTCGGTCTCGAGGACACCCACGTCCTGGCCTACGACAACCCCGTCCCGCATGACCGAGCGTATGAGCTCCAGGAGCGGCAGACGGCGGTCGCTGGCGGCTGGCGGACGCCGAACGAGGCGAGGCTCGAGGAAGGGAAGGAGGCGATCGAGGACGAGATGGCCGACCGCCTGCTCTACGGCGGGCAGCCTCTTGGGGCATCTGCTCCCGATCTCGGTCTCGGTCTGGGTCCGGCTCTTCCCGCATTGCCAGCGGATACGGACGTGGAGGAGGAAGAGACCGAGGTCGAATCGCTGCCCGCGGCAATGGCGACGCCACTCAATGGCGCGCAGGTCCAGTCGATCGTTACGGTCCTCGATGGCGTTGCGGGCGGCAACGTGTCGCCGATCGCCGCGATCGAGCTCATCGTCGCCTCCGGTCTCGACCGATCCGCCGCCGAGCGGATGGTCCAGTCTCAGGCGGAGGCGGTTCCGGAAGCTGCGGTCGAAGCCGAGATCGAGCTCAACCCGGAAGACCCCGACATCGCACCGGCTCCGAAGACGCTCTCGCTCTTCCGATCAGGACGCCTCTCGAAGTACGCCGCGACGAAGCTCCTCCAGTCTCAGGGGTTCTCGAGGAAAGTCGCGGAGCGAATGATCGAAGCCGAGGAGAAGGCTCGACCCGTCGAGAAGGTCCAGCGGTTCCGAGGCGAGCCTCTCGGCGATTGCGTCGACCGTGGCATCGAGGTTCTGATGGCGGAAGGCTACGAGCGGGATCAGGCGACCGCGATCGCCTTCGACCAGTGCGGGGGAAAGAAGGCCGAGCTCCGCACCATGTACCGCGACCCTAACGACCTCTACGAAACAGCCGAAGAGGCCGAGGCGGTCGCCGCTCTGATCGGGTGCGAAGGTCACCACACCCACGAAGTCGAGGGCCGAACGCTCTACATGCCATGCGCAGAAATGAGCGACTACACGGAGCTCACAGGGCAAGAACACACCGACCCGGAAGATCCGACGCTTCGTCCAGAGAAAGCAGTCGAAGACGTAGACCTCCAGCCGACCGCAGAGATGGCCGAGCTCGCCGAGCGTGGTCTCCGTCTCCGTGAAGAGCACGGGCGAGGAGGAACCGAGGTCGGGGTCGCTCGAGCCCGCGATATCAAGAACCGCGAGAACCTCTCACCCGAGACGGTCGCACGCATGGCGAACTTCTTCTCTCGTCATCGAGTCGACCTCGACGCGCCAGCAGCCGACCCGAGCCACGACGAGTATCCTTCCGCCGGTGTCATCGCTTGGATGCTCTGGGGCGGCGATCCCGCCAACCCGGACGACGCCGGGAACGCATGGTCGGAACGCAAGCTCGACGAACTGGATGGCGCTCGAGAGAAGGCGAAGAACGACGCGAGCACTCCGGCGAAACCGAGCGAGCGAATCGAGGGATCGGACGAGAACCCTGAAGGGTCGGCGTCTGGGAGTCGCGGCGGGATCGAGATCAGCGAGGCGACCGAGAAGGCTCTGAAGAACAAGGTCGAAGAGCACAACGAAAAGCACGGCGATAAGAAAGGGAAGAAGGTCGACCTCGGGATGCTGAAGGCCGTCTACCGTCGCGGTGCTGGAGCGTTCTCGACGTCACACCGTCCAGGTATGACGCGGAACCAGTGGTCGATGGCTCGGGTGAATGCGTTCCTCTACCTCGTCCGGAACGGCCGACCGGAAAACGCGAAGTACGTAAGCGATAACGACCTGCTCCCCGAGGGTCACCCCAAGAAGGAAAAGAAGGACAAGGGGTGCGGATGTGCTGAGACGAAGGCGTTCGAGTGGCCGGATGCGACCCGTAAGTACCGCCTCGAGATCGAGGGGCTCGAGGACGACTTCGCCCGTCACAAGGCGGAGACCGACGACCCGACCGCCGAGGACACGATCCGAGAAGGTGAAAGACGAACCCCAGCTATGGCGATCGCTGCGGTCGCTCTTGAGGCTTTTTCGAAGATGTCCGAAACGCTTCGCGATGAGGGCGCATCTGGGGTATTCGACCCGCTACTCTCGAAGGCGAAGCGTCGCACGTCCAAGCAGGAGACGGCGGAGATCCGGCGTCTGAAGAAGCTCTTCGCCGATCTAAAGGGTCAGGTCGCCGCCGACATGGAAGCGACGATCCTCGCTGCGATAGAGGGAGGCAACCGCGCCGCGGTGATCCGGCTCAATGAGCAGCTCGCGGCCATCGGTCGCTCGCAGCTCGGCGCGGTCGCTCTCTCGAAGCAGATCGAGAAGATAGCGACTCAGCGCGGGAAAGAGATCGCCAAGACCGTAGTCGACGAGACCCTCGAGCGGTTCGTCCGTGGACTCGACGAGACGTACTCGATACCCGGCGACCTCCAAGGTAGAGCGGCAACGATCGCCCGCACCGAGTCGGCTCGAGCGTATCACGACGGACAGGTCGACGCCTGGAAGGAGTCCGGGATCGTCGAGAGGAAACACTTCATGCTTGCGGCTGGTGCTTGCGAGTTCTGCCGGACGATCGCCAAGCGGTACGGCGAAGGGAAGGGGAAAGCGATCCCGGTCGACCAGCCCGTCGTGAAGGCGGGCGAGACGATCATCGGATCGAAGGGCGGGCGGCTCACCGTGGGCCGCTCGATGCAGGGAACGGTTCACCCGAACTGCCGGTGCGACTTCGTCGCGGTGTTGGAGGACTGATGCAGAGAAAGCAGCTTTTCGCGAGGGTGGAGAAGTCGAACGGCGTCAAGGTCGACGCGACCATCTCCACCGAGACGATCGACCGCGACGGCGAGGTTCTCGTCGCCCAGGGTATGGATTCGTCCGAGTTCGACAAGAATCCCGTGGTGTTCTACAACCACGACTACGCCCAGCCCGTCGGGAAGGTGACAGACCTCCGACGAGGGAAGGGCAAGGTCGACGCCACGATCGAGTTCGCAAAGCGTCCCGACGAATTCGAGGGCGCGTACTTTCCGGAGTTCGTTGAGAGCCTCGTCGAGCAGGGAGTCGTGAAGGGGATCTCGGTGGGCTTTCTGCCTCAGCCTGGAGGCGTACGCAAGGCAACGCAGAAGGACCGCGAGGACTACGGGGACAACGTGCGGCAGGTCTTCTCGAAGTGGAAGCTCCTCGAGGTCTCCGTGGCTCCGCTTCCTGCGAACTCGACCGCCCTCGTCTCGGCCATCCGGAAGGGTGCAGTCGATCCGGCTCACGTCGACCGATGGCTGACCAACGATTCCCGGCGTCGGATCTTCGTCAACATGCCGAAGGTTCCGCGCCTCAGACTTTCGAATATGTAATCGCGGGAAGGCTCCCGAGCGGGTGGGCGAAAGGCCCGAACCGATGGGACGGATGCCCGAAACCATTCACAGAAACCAGTTCAGGAGTATGGAATGAACATGCGACAGGTAACTCTCAGCGAGGTCCAGACCGACCTCCAGAATCTCGCCGATCAGGTCGGCGAGGATAACTTCATGCAGCAAAAGGCCCTCTACATGGAGAAGGTCGCGATCGTCGACGAAGAGGGCAAGCCGATGTCCGCCGACGACGTGGAGATCGTCCTCATGCCGAAGATGGTCGAGGACGAGGAAGAGAAGGCCGTGAAGGACGAAGAGTCCGAAGAGAAGGCCGATATGGACGAAGACGACAAGGAGAAGTCGATGCAGAAGATCACGATCACGAAGAACCAGCGGAAGCGAGCCTCGACCGTCGCGGCTCAGTTCTCCGCCCCGGCCGTCGTTCGCCCCAAGGTCTGGGGAAGCCTGAAGAACTTCAAGGACGACTCGAACGGCGACGCCGTCGACAAGGCCCTCCGCTTCGGTCACTGGCTCATGGCGAGCCGAGGTAACCGGAAGAGTCTCAACTTCTGCGACACCCACGGGATCGAGGTCAAGGCCCACACCGAGGGCGTGAACTCCGCCGGTGGCTTCCTGGTCCCCGATGAGTTCGAGACTGAGCTCATCTCACTCCGCGAGCAGTTCGGCGTCTTCCGTCGGAACGCCCGCGTCCGTCCGATGTCGAGCGACACCCTCCGCGTGCCGCGACGTTCGGCAACCCTCTCCGCGAACTTCGTCGGAGAAGCGACCGCCGGAACCGAGAGCACCATGACGTTCGAGGGCGTGACCCTCGTCGCGAAGAAGCTCATGGTCCTGACCACCGTTTCCAACGAGCTCAACGAAGACGCCTTCGTGAACCTCGCCGACGACGTGGCTGGTGAGATCGCCTACGCCCTCGCCAAGAAGGAGG